TCATCAAAGGTATAGCCGCGCTTTGCCTCGGCTTGGTTGTGGGTTGTGGTGGTGGGGGAGGCTCACCCCCTCCCACTGTCGAAATCTACGGCGACAGCATCCCATTCGGCCCCGGCATACAGCGCAACATTGCCGCGCAAATTCGCATCCTGCGTCCTGCATGGACCGTCATTGACGTGAGTGCCAGTGGTTCGGATCTTCGGGATGTGCTGGACGGATACGCAGAGCCATACGCCAATGCACCGCGCGAAGCCTATCCAGCAGGGCCGCAGCCCGCGTTATCCAAGCGGGTCAAGGCAGGGCAGTACCAAGTCATTGCCGTAGGTGGAAACGATGCTCTGGTCATGAGTACACCCGCCGACTTTGAAGCGCGATTGCGTGAAGTCGTCCGGGTCATCCAATCAGAGGGCCGCACGCCCATCATTACCGGCATCGTCAACCTTCCACCGGGCGAGGCATTCAACCTTGCCGTGCTTGCGCGCCGGGATGAACTCAACGGCATCACACACGCTATCGCCAAGGAATACGGCCTGTCGCACGCCGGATGGGGCGAAGACTACCGGGGCGAAGTGGACACGATAGCTGACCGCATACACCGAACGCAGGAGGCGTCTGATCGGCTGGCGGCTCTTCTGATTGACGCAATCGAAAGGGCGCAGTGATGCCGATAGATGACAACTTTGAACAGCACTTCGCCCGCGAACTCGCAGAAGGTGACAAGCGCATGAACTCGCTCACGGATGAAGTGGCCGCGATCAAGCTGGAGCAAGCGCAGTTCCGCGTACTACTCAAAGAGAACACGGACGCTACCAACTCCATCAAAGCTGATACAGCCGAACTGCTGGAGGCTTTCCACAGCTTCAAGGGCGCGCTCAAGGTGCTGGAGTGGATTGGAAAGGCGGCAAAACCTATCGGCTACATCGTAGGGTTGTGCGCATCCGTTGCGGCATTCTGGACTGCGATGAAAAGCGGGGTAAGCACGAAATGACGCCCCGCCAAAAGCTCACAGCGAAGATCGGCGCTGGTGCGGTTGCACTGGCTGTGCCGCTGGTGGTGCACTTTGAGGGATACGTCCCGTGGGTGCATCGTGACCCGATAGGCCGTCTTGCTGCCTGCTACGGGCATGACGATCAAACGATGACGCTGGGCAAGCGCTTCACCGCTGCTGAGTGCCAAGCCATGCTGGATGAGGACTTACTCAAGCACGCCGCAGCCCTCGATTGCGTCAAAACACCGATGACAGACGGCCAGCGCGCCGCCTTCCTGTCGTTCGCCTTCAATGTGGGCAATGGCAATTTCTGCAAGTCCACGCTAGTCCGCAAGGCAAACGCAGGCGACATGCGCGGCGCTTGTGCTGAGCTATCCCGCTGGACATACGCAGGCGGGCAAGAGCTACCCGGCCTAGTCCGTCGCAGGGCGGCAGAGCGGGCTATGTGCGAAGGGAAATCATGATCTGGACATACGCCGCCACAGCCATTGCAGCCGCAGCTATCGGCTTCGGTGGTGCATGGCAAACACAAGCATGGCGCTATGACGCCGCCGACAAGCAGCGCCTTGAGCAAGAGGCCAAAGCGCAGCACCGAGCACTAGAACGCGCCCAAGTTTCAAGCGGCGCATTTGAGCAAAAGAGGTCCACCAATGCCACTCGCTATCGCACAGTCACAGTCACCCTTGAAAAGATCATTGAGCGTCCTGTGTATCTCAATCAGTGCATGGATGCTGATGGGCTGCGCATCCTCAATGCCCAAATCTCCGGCGATCCCAATCCCGGCAAACTTGGACTCAAGCTGCCCGGGTCTTGAACGGCTGACAGGCGTTACCGGGAAAGAGGTGATTGCTTGGGCTACTTTGACTGTGCAGATGTATTACGACTGTCAGGCAAAGGTGGATGGCTTGCGGGAGGCTTGGCCCTCACAGGCGCGCTGAAATCTGCTCTGCTGATTCTCTGTAATACACGTTCAGCAGCAGCGACAAATCCTTGTGCCTGCTGATCCGCGCCAGCGTCATCACATCGACCTTGCGCGATAGCAGCGTCAGCGCCGTGGCCCGGGTGTCATGGAATGTCAGATCGCCAAGCAGCAATTGCCGGGTCAATCTTGAAAACAGCGTGCTGGCCTCATTCGCTCCAACGGTGAACGAGGCGGGCAGCAGCTTTGCAGCACGGCGCGTTATCGGCACTTCCACATACCCGCCCGTCTTGGTACGGGGCAGCATGTAAACCCGGCGCTTGGCATCGTAGGTGCCTGTAAGCACTTCACCCAAGCGCATCCCTGTGTGCAGGGCAATGTGAAACGCCTTCACCACCTCGCCCATCTTCTTGTCGCGGTCAGATCGCAGAACCCGCTTTATCTGACGCCATCCCCATACCTGGCGGCGGGCCTCCGCTTGCTCGGGTAGCCGCACCCCGCGAAACGGGTGCGATTCAATCCAGCGCCACTCATCCATTGCCACCGTGAAAAGGTTACGCAATAGATTGGCCTCGCGCTGCACCGTTGCCCCCACGACAGTTTTTAGCCGTTCGTCCCGCCATTGGCCTATCTCAGCACTGGTGATGCTGACCAATGGGGTGCGCTCTCCGAAGTGCTGCGCAAAGTAGGCAAACCGCTTGGCCTCCCATTCGGGTTTCTTCTTGCGGATGCTGACGGTCTTTGCATATTCCGCGATGGCATCTCCGAACGTCTTACCCCCGGAGCCTTTGAGCCGGTCTAGCTCGGCCTCCTTCGCCAGCGCCCAGGCTTGGGCTTCGCGCTTGGTGTCGCAAAGGTGGGATGCCCGGATGCCGTGGCGCTGCACTTCGGCCCGCCACTTGTCGCGGTACTTGCGGATAGATGCCATGTTGTGCGGGCCGGTGTGCGGGCGTTTGTGCGGGGAGCTATCGTAAACCAGCCGGTCGCGCTTTCCGCTTTCCCTATGGAAACTGCGCTTGTTTCCATCAATTTCCGCTCTGTGGTCCCCTCGACAGGAATCGAAACCCAGCATTCATGCGGCTTTCAAGCGCATGTGCGTGATTTGTGCGGGTTTTCGGTGAACAAAGGCCCGAACTTCACTGCGCAGCCACAGCCGATTACGAGGTGTCGATGTGGGCGCTTCCTGCGGGAACCCTGGCAATCGTACCAGCACATCCCGGGCGTGCCGCTCGCTGCATCGGTGCATCGTGGCAATGTCTGCCAGCGTCAGTAAATCATTCATATGCTCCCCCAATGAAAAAAGCCCCTCGTCGGGGCTCAGTGAAAATTCTTGCTCGGCTGGTCGTCGTCGTCCCGCTCGGGCAGTTCGTCGTCGTCGCTGTCGCGGTCGTCGCGCCAATCTGGCTGGAACTCCCAGCGGTCGTGCTTGTCGCCGCGTTCGCGGGCTCTACGGCTTGCCATTGGTGTCTCCCCGCCGCGCCTTTGCTGCGGCGATTGCTGCTTGTATGGGGCGCTCTGGGTCGTCATCTTCTTCCCATATCGTGGCGTTGCTTTGCTCTAGCGCCTCAAGCATCTGCCGGATCAGCGCATCGTCCTGCTTGCGCACCTCGGCTTCAACTTCGGCAACGATTGCTTCACGCCATGACAGATTGACATCGCTCCGCATCTTCTGATCTGCGCGGGCGTAGATTACAGCCTTGTTCTCAGGTGTCAGCATGTGGCTCTCCTTTGGTGATGCCGTGGTACTTTTCTGCCTCACGCCAGCCTCGTTCAAAACGGCCCTCCATCTGGTTGCGGTATCCGACGCGGTGCAGCACCACGTTGTCGCTTTGGTCCGTCTGTATCGCCCCCACTTTCGCGCGTTGTGCCAAAGCTGCTGCATCTAGCGGCTCCCGCACTGGTGGTGCGGATGTGGCGGCATCCCAGCCAAACACCTCGGCCAAGGCTGATTGCAGGCCATTCTTTTGTTCCTCGGTCCATGGCGTATTCATCCCGGGGAATGGTGCGGCGATCTGCCAAGCAACAGGCGCCCCCGCTGGTGTGGGTGTGCCTGCTTTCTTTCCAGCTTCGTAGCCTCGCCGGTAGTGGTTCTGGAACTCTTGTTCCATTGTCTCGGTGGGAATGCTGATCTTTGTGGCTACGAGTGTGGGTGTGCCCCACTTTGCGAGTGCTGCGCGGGTGTAGTCAGCAACATTGGTAAACGCTCTGACGCCCCGACCATTGGACGTGATACCAAATTG